GTAATTTATTCATTCTCTCGTCTTAAGAGTGAACGTAATTTGACACGCGAAGATCAAATTACTATATAGTTATATTTTCTATTATTCTATACTTATTTAAAATATATATTATAGTAACGTATCGATGCGTAACTTATTTTTGCTAACAGAAAGGAAGTAAAGGATATGGCAAAGAAGAAAAACAAAAAGCAACGCAAAGTAAATGATTTTGATGTAATTTTTGAAGGTGGTAAGAAGCATAAAAAAGAAACTGCTTCTAAGACTATCAAAGGAGAAATTGTTGTAGACCAATCACCATTGGAGTATATGAAGGATCTATTGAAGGCATCCAATCCAATTACTAAAATGACATGGAATGGTATCGATGATTTACCAGCCGATAGTGGTGAGTATACAATTGATGAACTTGATGTAGATTCTGTTGGAAAGAAATCGAGTACAACTAATGCAGTTGAGTTACCCGATGATGGATTAGTAACAATCCAATTCAAAAAAGGTGATGGTACAATTGTCTCTTATTCCGAAGAAGATTTAGTCAACGAAGAAGTCGATGACTCAATCAAATCCAAACTCATTAAAGTGGGTGTGGGATGTTTAGTAGCAGCAGGTGTAGTCCTAGGCTTTAGAGCCACAGACTTAAAACTGTAGCTACGTAATAAAGACCCCGTAAGGGGTCTTTTTCTTATATTACAAAGGAGAATAATGATGTTTGAAGAATTATACACAATGGATCCAAGCGATTGGACAAGAGAAGTTCGTGAAACAATCACGTCCCATGCTGTGCAACTATATAATGAATTCATTCATAACTATAAGCATAGGGATGTCATTAATGTAACAGCATTGGGAAACTTCTTGTTGATGATGGATGATATCTATCGTACAGGAGAAGTAACTCCATTAAGTGATGCTGAATATGACCAACTCCATGAAATCTATATTGAATTAACGGGTCGTATGATTCATAAAGATCGTCATGAAGAACACACAATGGATCGTGTTAAATTAGAACACGATTATCCTATGTTAAAAGGATCTATGGAAAAGGTTCATTACATCACCAAAGAAGAACGGTTAAATGACCCAAATGCCATAGCAACACATCGTTCCATTATGGAATGGTATGAAGATCGTATGGAAAAGATACGAGACATGAAACGGGATCCTAAGAAACCCATTGTCATTTCATTCTATCCTAAGTATGATGGAGTATCCATTCAATTATCACTTGATAAACGAGGTCATGTGATTAAAGCAGTGACACGCGGTGATAAAGACTTAGGTGTTGGTAGCGATAGAACACCGCTATTTAAAGATGTAAATCTGATCGATTTAGTACCTGGTGAACTTCGTGGTCATGAAGTGGGACTTAAAATCGAATGTATTATGCAGAAAGATAAGTTCCAAGAATACAATGAAAAGTTTGGTGATGGGAAATTAGTGAATGAACGGTCTGCGATTACAAGTTTAACGAATTCCGTTAGTTTTACTGACGTCCATGCTCAATATATGTCAATTTGTGCATTGATGTTACAGTCGGGTGACCAGTTAATTGCTTACCATTCTAAATGTGGGGAAGGTATGTTTGCTTGTCCACCATATGAGTTTGAAGACTTTTATGCTGACTCAGGTGAATTCACAGCTAAGAATCTTCCAGTGTATGTGGAACGGGCTAAACGATTCATTGATCAACTTCCATATCAATGCGATGGATTAGTTATCCGATTTATAGATCAAGATATCATTGATTATCTTGGTCGTAATGAAAGTAAAGGGACAAATAACTTCGAAGTGGCATATAAGTTCCCTAAACCATCTAACTATACAACTGTATTAGATGTAAAGCAAGATATTGGATTAATGGGTAAAGTATCATTCACTGCTAAAGTGGAACCATTCGAGTTTAATAATAAGACGATTAAGTCTGTTAGCTTAGGATCCTATGACCGATTCAATGAATTGAAATTGGCTAAAGGTGATATGGTGAATGTGAAATATGAAATCATTCCCTATCTCCTAGTCGATGAATATTGTGAACAGCATCGATCTGGTAATCCAAGAATTGAAGCTATTACACATTGCCCATATTGTGGAGAAGAGCTCGTATTTAACCCAGAGTATATGTGTGGAAATACATCTTGTTCATCTCGTATGATAGGAAAAATCTACAATTATTGTGAGAAGATGAATATGGAGAATATTGGCGAAGCTACAATAGAGGCACTATACCATGCTGGTATTGTAAAGAATATTCAAGATTTATATATGCTCCATACAAAACGCGATGAGGTGATTAACCTTGAAGGGTTTGGTGAAACGAGCTTTGTGAATATGGTTGAATCTATCAATAACGCATCTGGTACAATCGATCGAGTGATTGGTTCTATCGGTATTCCAAGTATTGGACGAAAAATATTCAATAAAGTTTTGAGTATATATAATATACATGAGTTGCTAGATATTTCTCCTGGTGAAGAAAGTATATTATGCAAAGTTCCTGGTATCAAAGAAACAACGGCTAAGAAGATTATTGATGGCATTGAAGAGAATCGATACTTGATTGAGTTCTTACTCCAAACAGTCAAGATTACCAAATCCAAAGATGTATCACTTAAAGTAGTTTTTACAGGTTTCAGGAACAAACTTTTTGAGGAATATCTTAACTCAATAGGTATTGAGGTAGTCAACTCAGTCACTGGAGATGTTGGTCTTGTGATTGCTGATAATCCGACTGGTAACAGCGGTAAAATCAAAAAAGCACATGAACGTAATATTCCAGTGATTGGCGTATTTGAAGCATATGATCGA